GTGGTTAAGATGATTGTAGAGTATGCTCAATTATTATCTACAGCACATAGAATGATTGACGGTGAAGAATATATAGGCAAAAGTAAAACTGGTCGTAAAGTTAAACGATATAGAATGACTAATCCTAATTTAGATAAAACAGTTTATTTAGCAGTGCATTATCATCACCCATCTGCTGTATGGGCAAGAGAAACTAAATCACAGTATGAATGGTTGTATTCTCTATTTGTAGAACTAGGTAAAGAATATACACATAGATATGGTAAAATACATAGTACAAATGCTTTATTGAATGATATATTATCTAATGCACCTAAGAATATTAAACAAGAAGGTTGGCGAGAACCACCACCTGCTATGCAACACTATCCACAATGTATAGTACAAGGTGATAGTATTCAATCTTATAAGAATTATTACAACGAAGCAAAAGCATATTTTGCCAAGTGGTCTAAAAGAGAACAACCAGAATGGTTTGTAGGGAGTATGACATGAGAGAATTTATAGTAAGTGGTTGGGAAGGCGTGATGAATATGAATAGAAATCCATTACGACATATTCCTGATATGCAGGTAAGACATTTAATATTACAGATATTAGCATGGATGTGGTGTATAACCTTTTCATTATTCTTTTCATCATGGTATGTTTTTGGTCTTACAGTTGTAGCACACTTTGTATTGATACTTGCAATCGTTGTTACAGTAATTACATTTACAGCAACTGAGCGAACATATAGATTTAAAGAAGGATATCATTCTGCTAATCGAGGTAGAGATTATGTTATATATAGAGGATCAGATGGTAAACCATATAAAGTGAAACTGCCAAATAATGATCCGGGAGGAGAACACGATTAATGCCAACATATAGATTTAAAGACCATAACACAGGTAAAACATGGGAAGAATTAATGCTCATATCTGAAATGGAAAAGTTTACTAAGAAGAAACACATTGAATTATTACCACCAACACAAATGAATATACTATCAAGTGTTGGTTCAGTTGATAGTCATACTGATAATGGATGGAAAGAAGTAATGTCTAAAGCAGCAGAGGCACATCCTGAAAGTCCACTTGCAGAAAGATATGGTAAAAAATCAGTAAAAGATACACAAATTGAAAAGATAAGAAAAAAGCATAGAAATAGAGCAATTAAGGGTGGAGGAAGATAAATAGTAGTATGGCAGATTTTGATTTTTTAGATGGTTTTGATGGTGGTGGTGATTGGGGTTTTACCTCGGTTTCTGAAAAACCCACACAAAAACAAAGCAAAGAAACAGAAACAGTAGTTAAACAAACTGCTGAAGGAACTGCTAAAGCCATTTCTAGCGATATTGTAAAATCATTAGAAATTAAATTAGATAAAATATATTCTGCTGTAAATTCAGCAAAGAATGAAATCAAAGAAAAAAATGAAACTGAATTAGAGATTGCTAAGAAACAAATGGATGATGAATATGATTTGCGAAAAGATAATCTTGGCAAAGAGAGTAAAGATAAATTTCAACAATTAGAAAAACTAATTATACCTTTACTAGTTAAGTTGGCAAAGTCACCAGAAGCATACATACACTGGCCGAATAGAGCAGAAGTAATTGAAGCACAACTTAAAAAGATAGTATCAATAACAAGAGGATAGTATATGGAGTTATACCAAGTAAAAGTGGTGGCCGATGTTTATGCGGATTCAGATTGGGATGAAATTAAAAAAGATATGGTCATAGCATTTAAAGATAAAGATGGTAATTTAAAAGAAATGGTACCAGGTAAGTATGAGTCAATTAAAATTGTATCAATAACAAATGATCAATACAAAATAAAAGAGGATGCTTGACAAACCGTAAATAAACTGTTATAATTACATTATGAATCAAATGAATACCTTTTTAAAAGAGAAGTTTCACATGAAATCTTTTGATCATGTAAAACTGAATACCGAATTGCCTGATATATCAACTCAAAATATTGAAGGTAAAAGATTTTATGTTACACCTGAAGGTAACAAATATCCATCTATCACAACAGTTTTATCAGGAAGAAGTAAAGAAGGCATATTAAAGTGGCGTCAATCAGTAGGTAATGATGTTGCAAATCAGATAATGAGAAGTGCTGCTAAAAGAGGCACAGCCGTTCATCAGTTAGTCGAAGATTACCTAAACAATGATGAACTATCAAAACAAGATGTGCTACCTGTCGCATTGTTTTCGATACTTAAACCTGAACTAGATAATATAAATAATATTAGAATACAAGAAGGCGGTCTGTACAGCAATAGGTTAGGTGTAGCAGGTCGTGTAGATTGTATTGCCGAATATAAAGGCAAATTATCTGTAATAGATTTTAAAACTTCGACTAAAGAAAAAAAAGAAGAATGGGTTGAGAACTATTTTATACAAGGTTCTGCTTATTGTGAAATGTATGAAGAAAGACTTTCACAAACAATAGATCAAGTTGTAATCCTGATAGTAACCGAAGATGGTGCTGTTCAAACTTTTATTAAAGATAAAAAAGACTATTTGCCTTTACTAGAAATGGCGATTAAGGATTTTAATGAAACAAATAATTAAAAATATAACAGGAATATTATCAGTATTATTATTTCTTGGTATAGTATATGCTGTATTAAACACAGCACAATCAACTGAACATCCTGTATTTCCACCAGATGCTATGAAGCAAGTGATGTCACCAATATTTTGTGGTGAAGCAGAAACTGTGTATGGTCATGCGACTAACACATTCAAACAAAAACCCATAGCATGGGCGAATGTAACATCAAATGGTGATCCAAGTACACCACCAATAGCATGGGTATCTTTTTGGTATAGTGAGAAAACAGATTCAGGTTCAATGTTCTTAACAGTTTTACAGAACGGCGAAACCTGTTTGATGGGTTATGGTATGAAGTGGGAGTTTGATATTGATGCTCTACTTGATATCGTTAATGAATCTTTCGTTGAAGATAATGAGAGTACACAGTAGGGACCTGGGTGCAATACCCAGCGCCTCCACCAATCCTAAATAGACCTGTAAGGGGGCGAAATAGGATCGACCGTTGTGAGAAATCGTATTGGAGAGAGATAGTCGAAAGACTTAAAATTTAATAAACGCAAACTTTAATGAGTATGCTTTAGCAGCCTAGGTTGCTAGGGGTTTGCCAGTACCTTGCAACAGAAACTGGCACCGATGCGGTCTTGGTGAAAAGGTAGACACATCTTCGGATGCCCACAAGGCGTACTGGTTCAAGTCCAGTAGACCGTACCATAGAGGGTTAATTTAGGAAGGGTGGTGCCTAAACATCACCCGCCCTCCCTAACAAAAGGAGATTATGTTATGTTTGAAGTATTTGAAATATTACTACCCATAGGTATATTAGTTTTATGTGCCTATGCAATCGGTTACTTGTCTGGTTCAGACGCCGCAAGAGAAATCTATAATCCTACAATTAGAAAGAATGATTTGAAATAATGTCCTTATTTCAAGATGTACACTTTTGTTTTGGCAATGGTAATTCAAGAAAGGGATTAGATATTGACAAATTTAAAAAGAAGGGTACAGTAGTCGGGTGTAATGCGATTTATCGTGATTTTACACCCGACATACTTGTTGCTTTAGATTCAAGAATAGGACATGAGGTTTACAGATCAGGTTATGTCTTTGATAATATATGTTATTTAGGATACTGGACACCTGTTCCTATATTTGTCGCAAAAGAAATGATGAAAACTATGGCAGATAAAACTGACATTGTTTGGAATGATAGTGAGCAAGTTGTTTATCATGGTGCTGATGGTGTATTTACATTAACACTAGGACATAATCTAGGTATAACTTATATTACAGGTATAGCAAAAAAAGATCATGTTTATGATATAGAACCAGATGTAGATGGTTTTGCTTATACAACAGGTTCAAGGTCTATTCATCTTTCATGTGAAGTAGGTGCAAAAGAAATATATATTATTGGTCATGATCTATATTCTAAAGATAATAAGATAAATAATGTATATGCAGGCACTAATTGTTATGCTGAAAAGAACGCTGATTATGCAAGACCTGACAATCCAGATGAAACATATAATTGGATATTACAACATAAGAATACATTTAATAAATTTAAAAACATAAAATTTTATAAAGTTAATCCTGAAGATGAAACAATTAATGTCAAAGTAAAAGAGTGGCAAGATTGTGATAATTTAGAGTATATAACACTTACAGACCTTGACAATAAGTTTAAAATATAGTATAATAGAACAATGATTATAACACCAAATAAATTTGCATTACTAATAGAAGATATGGTTAAGAATAAAAGAATGAGTTACATGGATGCCATAGTAAAATACTGTTCAGATAATGGCATAGATCCAAGTAACACAAAAGGTTTAGTGAATAAAACATTAAAAGAGAAAATAGCATTTGAGGCACAAGGTCTGAATATGTTAAAAGAAAAGACAGCAAAGTTACCAATATAAGGATAAAAATGTTAGAAGTAATAATTATGGCATACACAATTTCAATAGTAGGCGGTGTGCTAATACAAGCAGCAGGAATACAATAAGGAACGAATGAATGGTTTTGAAGTATATAAAATCTATCTGGCCATCAAACTCCACTTCACAAGTAAAAACCAATCTTATGACTTTCATAAGCACAACGGTAGAACAACTGCAAGACTGGAAACATTTACTAAAAGAAGGGATAGGTATTTCTTTCATAAGCTTTCTAAATCTTATAACGATAACAGCATTGTTGATTACTTCCTTAGTAATTTTGTTTCTAATACTAATCTATGGGTTGGTGACATTATTGGCAAGTCTGGTGATGATCATTATAAAGAATGGTCAAAAAAATTAGAAGCATTATTTTATTATTATGAACAAGACCTTGAATATATGTTAGAACAAAATATAGAGTTTGATGATATATTTACATCCAAAAATGGGCAACATCCACCTATACTAAAGATGTTTTTATCTAAGAGAATAAACTTTGAAACATTTATAATATTAGATGATATATTATCTTTTTCTAAACAACTAAATAAAAACATAACTGAAAAAGTATTATGGCCAAAGTTATATGATAGAATGATACGATACAAACCATTTCTTAAATATAATGTTACAAAGTACAAAAAGAGTTTAAGAGATAAACTGAAGGAGATATAATGAGTGAAGATGATAAACAAGTAAAAGTACAAGTACATACATTAGGAGAAATAATTGTCAAGTTAGAAATGCCTAAAACATTTATTGACGAGATTAATAATGTATTTGATGAAAAAGAAAAAACAACAGTAGATTGGACTACTCAACTTGCAGGTAAAATTAAGAAAGAAAAATTAGT